TTTAATTTACCTGGATTAATCATATTATCACCTACAGTAAATTTACTGAATGCATACCCAATATTGTCTCAACTACTTTGTTTAGATTGTTTTTATCAACGTACATGCTTCTATTGTCATACATATCTTGACATAATATCATTACAACTATATAGAAGTCCTCATGTTCTTCTATTTCTTCATCTGTTAATCCAGTATAAGATTTGATGAATTTCTTTGCCACACTTAATAAGTTTGCAAGTTCTACTTCTGAATATTCTCCATCTTCAAGTCTTAAATACTCGACAACATTATTTACTGTTATTTCGCTCACTTTCAAGGACATCACGCCCTTTCTATTCTTCGTCTGCCATTATGCCAGCATCAATTAAAGCGGCTAACAATGCGTTGAATTTTTCAACTGTTACTGTCTCACCTTCAATAGCAGCCACATTAGCAGCCATCTTTACTAATCCTGGAGTTGATTCTGTAGCTGCACCTGTTACCCCTGTAATACCTTCTACTTGGCCACCGTCTGCAACAGTTAATTTACCATCTATTACTATTTCCCCGCCGATAACTGTCTTTTCTCCACCCTGTTCGGTGTAGTTCTTAACGTTATAACTCATGTTTCATTCTCCTTTCATATAAATAGAGACGGTAAAAACCGTCTCTATTAATTAGTTGACATTACTAATGTTGCTAACTTCTGATGATCGATTACATTAGAGTCAAATTCAAACCANGAAACAATTCCAAGTGCGTGCATTGTTGCATATTTCTCTTGTAANACTTGAATTGATATATTTTCTCTAAAATTTACTGCTAAACCACTTAAATCGCCGTATAGAACCGCCTTGTTTGCACTTCCGACTTCAGGCATATTTTCAGATAGATAAACAGGTCTGCCTAATATTCTATATGGGAATTCTCCAGTAAAGTCATTTTGCAATAAATATTGTCCGTTACCATCTTTTAATTTTTTAATTGCAGCAAATGTCTTTGGATTCATAATCCATACTGCTTCATTTTGATATACAGTAGGAATTTTTGCCTGTAAATCAATTAGGTTGTCTGCTGAAATTGCACTTGTAGAACCTGCATTTAGAGTTGTAGTAGTTGCTAATGCACCTGTTGCCTTATCTNCTGTACCGTTTAATAACTCCTTCTCTAAGAACAAAGCTATTTTTCTAGCCATCTCATTGATTACGAAGTTTACAACATCAACATCAGCATTATTTGCAACGGATTTACCGATAAGAGTTAACGCTCCGGCAAGGTGACCAGATAAATCTATTGATGTAAATTTACCACTATCAGCCGTAATATCTTNAAACTCTGTTTGGTAAGCTACAGTAATATCATGGGTTGTATTGGCTTTGCCCCATACAGGCACTTTTAGCGTACCTTTGACATTGAACCTAGTCGCCTTCGCCAATACCGGTGCAATTTCTTCTACTTTTCTGATGATCCTTTGTGCGATTGTTACAGGGATTACTGCGCCATTATTCCCCATGTCTAGGTTTTGCTCTCCAGNTCTTTCTTCTACATNGATGCCGCATTGTCTTTTGATGTAGCTAGCAAATGCTCTTTCCTCTACTACCGCTCTTTCTTCTGCTTTTTCATCTTGTTTATCGTTATCTTTTATTTCGTAATCTCTTGCTCTTTTTTCTGCCTCAATTGTTGCGTCTAAGTCTTTAATTTCTTGTTCCAAAGTATCAAATTTATCTTTTTCTTCTTTGGTCATTGCTCTTGTTTCTTCTTTTGCTTTGCCAACTATACTTTGTAATTCTTCTACCTTTTTATTTCTTTTTTCTAATAACTCTTTTAACTTATCCATAATATCATTCTCCTTTCAATTTTTTAATTTTACTTTCATATTCAGAGTAGTCAATTTCTGTTTTTCTTAAATCATTGACTACTACTTCACATTCAGAAGTTCTAATTTCAACTTCTTCCTCTTCTTCTGCTCTTACTTCAATAGATGTAGCTGAATACACTGGAATTTTGTTCATAGCCAATGTAATTTCTGTCATGATGAAGTCTTTTACTCTCCTTAGAGGTAGCTTCCCAGTTCTTTCTTCTATTTCATCAACAACCTTAAGCATATTGAAGCTCCAGCCTTTTAACTTTCCAGCCTTCGCCCCTTGTATAACTTCTTCATCTGTGACTACTGCTTCAGCTCTAAGGCCTATTTCATCCTCGTAAGCCTTTAAGGTTCCTTCTTTTGTTGAGGCTATTGTTCTTTCATGGTCTACTTTTAAATCAATGTTATCTACCTTCTGTAATGCTCTTTGGAAAGCTCTTTGTTCAATTACCTCAATAACTTTACCTCTTGGTGTAATTACTGGCCTACTTTCTCTTCCTGGAACATTCACATATCCTGATATATGAAGTCCATCAGCTCTAATTTCCGCTTTTATCGTCATCACCTCCTTTCAATTTATCCACGTTCTGGACTTGATTTGTGTTAGGTGTATAAATTTCTCCGGTTTTTGGATTGTACAAAACAGTATCGAGCCCTAACTTAATAAAGTTCAACCCTAGCGCCGGAAGATCTTCCATGTACCTGACTTCATCAATTTGCATAAAATTAGCATCAAGGGCTGTTTTATAGGCTTCAAACCTTTCTTTTATGTCGCCTTTTAATATCTCCTTAGTATCAAAGGCAAAATAAAAAGAATCTTTCTCTGTTTCGAGTAAAAGTTCTCTATTTAAAGCACATTCTATAGCTTTTAATACAGGCATTACCCCCATCTTAAAAGCGTTTGCATATTCTTGTTTTGATGCAGTCCCTTTTATGATATTTTCAGGGATATTAAATATCTTGCATATCTCTCCAGAGTTGGTCTCTTTATTCTCATTGAGCTGCATTTCTACAGATGTATTTGATGATTCTTGAAAATCTAGTCCATCATTTAATATCACTACATTTTCGCTATTATTACTATATAGCTTCCTCCAGGCTTCTTTTAATGCATCCATAGCCTCTTGACTTAATTTTTTCGGTGACTTGATAAATCCTTTCTTGTTGCCGCCTTTTTTTACCAAGGTCTCTTCAAATATGAGAGAGTTATATGCGACACTTAATATTAAACTATGCTCTTCAATGATGCTTACTCCTTTGGCTCCATCTTTTGTATTTCTTAAAATTTTAATAAACTCATATGGCCAATATCCTTTACCATTAACCAATATTTTATAATCTTTAAAAATTGGATCTGTATTTTTTATGGTTGATATATATGTTTCGTCAACATAATGTAGGCTAATAACATTATTAAGGTTCTTATTTATATAAGCATATCCACCCTTGCCAAGAAAATAGTCAGTTATAATAGCACGCCAAAATTGTACTGCATCTAAGGTGTCTCTAGGATCGTCATTTAATAATCCTACCCTTACATCATTTTTCACCTCCTCTGCTTTTCCATTGTTATCCCTATATAGTTTTATTGGTAGCATTGATACTGTATCGGCTATAAACTTTATACAACTCTCTACGCTAGGTATGTTTAAGGCTTGTTCTTTGGTAATCGTTCCTCTTGAAAGCAAAGCACGTAATAGCACATCATCAGCTGTATCTGATTTACCTTCTGTATCAAATGCTCTTTTTTCTTTCTGCCATGGCCATCTCAACCTATCACCACCTTTCTATCCAACTTGAACAGCAAAATCATCAGTTCCATATAATAAATCTTGTTGCAATAAATAAATGGCATTAATTAATGCCACTACCATATCAACCTTACCCTCTGATTTTTTCTTATTTACGTATTTATTAAGGTTAGTATCTTCGGTACATCTTGCATTTTGAAAATTTATCTCTAACATTAGATTTTCATCATATTTAAATTTCTTATTCAAAATNCACTCNTTNAGTAGCTTTGTAGGCATATGTAGCACGCTTGAATGTTGTTTAATCTCAACACATTCATAGCTGTTAGCTTCAAGTTTTTGTACTGTACTTATTGCGTTGTAACGGTCATAGCCTATTTGTTGGATTTCTACTCCGTAATTTTCTTCAAGATTGAGTATGAAATTCTCAACAAATCCATAATCAATTACCTCATCTCCGCATTCGAAACAAACGCCTTGTCTTATTAGCTTGTCATAATCAACCTGTTCTTTTTTAGTTTTTAGTAATTTCTTGTCTTTAGGGATAAATCCCCAAACCTTAGCATAAATTTTCCCTTCGTGTTCTGTCGCCATTGCTACAGCTGTATTATCATCCGTTTGCGAAAGGTCAAGGCCAATATATACCCTTTTACCTCTCCAAAACGATAAATCCTCTTTGATTTTGCACTCTCTAACTTTAGT